TTGAGGCTCATCACCCCTTATATTGAATTCAATATCAGGGTCAGTGTCCTCCTTTAATGCGTCGAGCATCGACCGCCGATGATAGACTTGTCGTGGCTCTGGCTCAGGGACCGGTGCCAAAGGGCATTGGCTGTATAACGCCTCATGACCGTCACGGCCAAGCATGTAGCCACACTCACAGGTCCAGCGGTCTTTTCTCGGATGGTAGGTCAGCTTATGGCTTAGTGTTCTCATCCTCCTTTGCGATATGTTCAGCCACCATCGCTTTCATTCGCTTATACAGAAACGCTCTGCCTTCTGCCATGGCCACACCCGCGTCGAATGCCTCGCACGCGGACCGGATAGCCTTGCGGTGTAGCCTGACGACTGGCTCTTGTATGTCGCTGCCAGCCGATATGATGTCGTGGTCAATCAAGATGCTCTCCAATGACTCGCCACGGCTATGTCGGGCATAGGCATATTCGAACGATGACAACAAGGCTGCTATCAGCGCGTTGCCGAAGTTTTCCTTGCTCATATTAGATGCTCCGTGACTCTTCCAGCCAATAGCGCGACTTCTTGAAGATGATGACTGACGCCAGCGCCGATCTAACTTGCTCCTTGGCCTTGGTCGGACCGTATTTGTCAGCCAACTCCTTTTCCAGCGCCACCAAGTTGAACTTGAGCGCGGCAGCAACCGCCATCTGGCCGAATGCCTTGCGGGTCAACTCGATGGCTGTTGCTTCGTTGGTGAGGTGCCGGTCCAGCTTGCGTGCCAGCCGGTAGCCTTTGACCGCGTTGGGATCACGTTCTGCCAGCGACACGTATTGCTCCAAGATGAACTCGATGTTTTTCTGTTGCTCCTTCAACGAGCGCACGTGCTCACCGCGTTCATCTGGCGACCGCCTATTGATGGCGGTGAATCCTTGGTCTTGGACTTCATCGGCCACAGCTTGGGTCAGCGCAGCCGACCACGCTTGATACTCTGGACAAACTCGCTTGGCCGGACACCAGCGACATTGGATGCCGCCTGGGGTGCGTGGCTGATCTGGCTTTTGTATCTCTTCAACCAAGCGCCGTGTCGTGTCGAGTAGCGCCATCATTTCATCGTGGCTATACACCTTGGCCTCCCAAAGTGAGTCAGGATGAAACGGATGGACCAGCGCCACGATGGTTTCGCGTGCTTCATGATACTCGGTCAGCAACGCGCCTTCGCTACGCAGCTGCCAATTCTCGTGAATGGCCGGTGGCAAGGTCCAACCGCTCTTGTCGTCTATGACCAGCAACCGCTTCTTGTCCGGTTGCCAGTCATAGCGGTCGATGCGTGCCGACCAGGTATGGTTCAACTCGTCATCGGTGTCCCAAAAGCGTTGCTCAAACTCGATGTCAGCGCCTTCGAACCCGAACTCATGGACAATCTCGCCTTCACCATACATGATGCGGCTGGCGGTCCGCGCTTCACTGTCACTCAGACCTTCCAAGTCACTTTCCTTGAGTGCTTCGTGGATGCGATGACCGCTGTCAGCGGCATAGCTGCCTTTCTCCTTGGGCAACTGCTTACACAAGGCACGCTTGCCAAGGCATCGAAACTCAGCGTCAAATCCGCTGGCACTAGGTAAAAACTCAGTCTCAACATCGTGCTCAGTTGGCTTCATTGTGAGCCTTTTTGCTCTTGCCATGCTTGCCTCCTTTCTTCATCTGCTCGATGGCTTTCATCTTGGCTGCTCTCATGCCAATAGCTCGGTTGAACATTTCAGTTACCGTCACGGCATCCTTGTCCGACAAGCCAGCTGGTCGCAGCATCCGTATCGGCGTGACGATCAAGTCATCGCAACGCGGACAGCATTGACCATCCTCGACAACTGGCCGACTGCTACAGGGAAACTCCTTGAATGGCTCACTACAGATGGCACACGTGTTCATCGCTTACCTTTCTTCTTGCGCCATTTGTCCGCACTTGGACAGGTGGCGAAGTGGCTGATGTAACGTTTGAACTGCGGGTCTGGCTTGACGTAGATGGCCAGCGGCACGTTGCCGGAGCGGTCCTTCAAGATGATGTTGCCAGCATAGACCGGCTGTAAGTCAACCGGCATGCGCCGACCTTTCTCAGTCATCACCCACTGGACCTTCTGACCGCAGCTGCGGCAGACTAGGTTGGCTTGGCTCATTCGTTTCCTCCCGATAGTTCAGCGGACGCCAAGACCAAGGCAGCATCCAGCAACAGGTCTTTCTCATCCCACGTGCCATGATACGGTTTGGGAAACCAGTTGGACACCCACCACGCCAGCGACTTGGTAGTCAGCTTGCCTAGCACAGTGCCTTTCTTGTCGCCAAAGTGAATCTCCACTTCGCGCCAATTTTCATAGCCTTCTTGTTCCAACAACTCGCGTGGCTCGCTGTCTTTATCGACCGGCTGCCGACCGTTGCGCGTCTGGTCGCCTTCATTGGTCCGCACTTCAGTCTTGGCCTTGCTCTTGGCTGGTGGCTCTGCGCTGCCGCTGTCCTCATCGGCTTGCTGTAGCTCCCATGCCTTGGCCAAGTTTTCCAGTGACTTGGGCGCAAGCACTCGCCGCAACACGCCTGGTTTCAGTTGCGCCACGTTCTTGGTGTGACCGTCAATCAGCTTCTTTTCCTGTAACAGCCTGAGCAAGAATCCGTCTGGAATCTTGTGCTCAGTCAGATAGGCTTTGAGTTGGAGTAGGTCGGTGGCGACGTTCTTGTCACCCTCGCCTGTCTCTTCTTCATAGCGTTTGAGCCGCTTGTGACCGGCAGCGCCAGCCGGTTTCTCTTCTTTCTGGTCGCCTGTCTCTGGCTCAACCTCATCTGTGACCAGGAAGTTTTTCATCATGGCGTATTTGGTAGCGCCAGTGATAGCCTTGTAAGCGCCTTTGTCGCCGCTGTCCCAACCGACACCTGCGCCGTTCACCTCAAACTCTTCGCCAGTATCGGCATCGACAAACGTGTGCTTGGTTGTGACTGCCACGAACACGCCTGCCTTGCCCTCGCCATAATGCGGTTCCATTGTCTCCACGCTTGTGAAGAGAAAGATGCCACGGCTTGATAGCCGGTCGCGCAATGCTGCCATGATCTGACCTTCACTGATGTAGTCATAACCGAAGTGCGGGTTGCGATGCCCTTTGGCTATCGGTCCCAACTCAGCTAGGACTTCCACCAGCTTCTTGACCAAGCCTGTTGTGCCTGATTTGCTTTCCTTCTTTACCATGCTACTTGTCCTTTCATCATTGTTGTTTCGCTAGCCAGCCACGTCTGACTGATCTTCAGCGTGACTGGCTAGCTTGTTTTAGGGTTGTGCGTTGCTGGGGAGAGCATTCACCAAATCGGTGAGCCTCACATAGTAGTAAGCACCCTTTTTGTCGCTACTTCTTATGCTTGGCACTTTTCCGTCCACGACCGCTTGTCTGAGCGCGGTCACTGGCATCCACGGATACTCCTTTTTGAGTAGCTTCAGTGCCCTTGTTAGAGGCATCATGTCGGTGCCCTCCATGGTTGCTGTCTTGCCCATCTTTAACTCCTTTCTGGTTGTTGTCAGCTGGCAGCACCTTTGGGGATAGACCGCCGACAATCCGCTGGCCGCATAAATACACACGGCGCTGGTCGGCCTCACTCAGACCTTCCAACGCCTCATCCATGCGGTCGCGCATCCTGACGTTGTTATGTAACCGTGCCCACTTCGAAGCGCGGTCACGAACCTCATCATCTGTGAGGACTTTTGTCATTGTTGTTCCTTTCGTTTGTTGTTGTTTCGTTGTCCAGCCCCTTATAATGAATTCAATATAAGGGTCACTGCCTAGCTAGCCGCTTCCACAATTCCTCTTCCACGCCATCAACACCGCCTGGTGGCGGTATCTGACAGGCATGATTGCCGCTGTTGTAGCGTAGGCTTTGCCATTGTAGATGCTCGTCACGAATCATGACGACACGTCCCAAATCGCTGCCGTAGTCGGCCAGAGTGATGGTTCCAAAGCCATCATAATCCTTGGGCGCACTTGTGCAGCGCACGTGGAATAGCTCGCTGTGCTCGCCGATTGTTACGTTGATTTTGTTATCTGTCATTGTTGCCTCCTGTTAATGACGCCAGCGACTTCGCCGGTTGGACGCGCTTTGTTGCGGCGTGACCCACCGGCAATTGCTTGGCGTGTAGTTTCCGTTGTTGTTTATCCGGTCAATGTAACGACCTTCTTGATACCCATGAGCAAGCGCCCACTTTCGGAATGACTCATACGAGTGCCACGCCTTACAGACCGTGATACCACGTGAGCCATAATACGTGGTTGGTTTCCGACAGCGCCAAAGCATCGTGCCCCAAATGCCATACAGCTTGGTCCGACTCTCGCCGTGTTTGCGAGTGCCCCAATTGGTGAGACACCCGCACGACATAGCACGTTGGCCATTGTTGCGATCACGTTCGACTAGGTTGCCGCAGTGATTACAACGAAACAGCGCCCAGCCTCTAACCTTGCCTTGGGTGCCTTCTGGCCTAGTGCCGATGAATTGGACTTCAATCATATAGCAAGCGTGGCATCTAACTGATCGTCATTAAACACACTGACCCTTTGCATTCTAGCTCTCACTTTCTCGCAGACGCTTTCCTCAAGCGTGTCGGCTGCCCACACGATCTTTTGGACCGAATGCGCGCCACCGGCACGATGGCAACGACCTAGCGCCTGCTTCAAGTCGATGCCGCTGTAAGTGGGACTGATTAGGACTAGCCGTGGTTTGCCTTTGACCGTGCCTTGCAGGTCAATCCCCAAGCCACCAGCTTTGATGTTCATGACAACTATGTCCTCATCATCCGCGTTGAACCGATCTATCAACCGTTGACGGTGTTCCATGTTGTCCTCGCCGGTGATGGTGTTGGTTGTCCGCAGCTTCTTGGATACAGCTGTCACGCTGTCTTGGAAGTTTAGGACCACCACCACGGCATTACCCTCGTCACGGCCATCCTTGGCCATCTGGACAATGGTTGGGACCTTGAGCAATTCCACCTTCTGGCGTGCCCGCAATAGCTCGGTCAGTATGCAACTGCCTTTATCCCTGCGCTTGGATTCTTCCAGCTTGGCTAGCTCACGGTGCATTTCAGCATACACATCGTTGATCTGGCTGGCCAGACCGTTCATGTCGTATGCCTCACTGATGATCTGTGTCTGTGGGAATCGGTCGCCAAGGTCCGCTATCCTGATGCGTGTCCCGCGTGCTGGAAAGATTTGCCGGTGAATCTTGGACAACACGTCGCGGCCACCTACAAACTCCCAGCCAAACCTAGCTTTGACCACGCCATGAGCACGCGCCCAGCCCCAATAAGCGTTGGGATGCGCTATCAGGTCGGTCAGCAACGCCACAAACTTCATGTGCAGCGGGTTATCGGCTGCCGTGGCGCTAGCTCCTATGACCTTGTAGCCTTGGTCCAAGGCAGCTATGCCCATGTGACAGTTTTGGGTCGTGGCATCCTTCAGCCGGTGACATTCATCGAACACGAACAGCCGGTTGTCAGGGTCCAGGTCGGTGAACTCAAACTGTCGCCACTTGCGGCCAGACTTGGGATGAACCTTCTCAACCCACTCGCCGTATTGGGTCCTGCCGGTCTTGAGCATTTCATAGTTGATAACGTCAATGCCCACCTTGAATCGGCGTGCCATGCGCTTCCACGGTCGCATTATGTTCTTGGGACAAACCACGAACAGCTTGCGTCCTAACACCTTGGCGACCGCCACGGCCACGCCTGTCTTGCCGGTGCCGGTGTCGCTGGCGTCCAGAGCGCCGTTGAAACCGTCCAGCACCATCGCTAACCGCCTCACACTTGGCAGCTGGTAGCGATAGTTGTTGCCGGTTTCCTTTTCGATCTCATGGTAAATCTCGCAGACTTCCAGAAACCGTTTCATCAGGTCATCGGGCAATTCTGCCTCAGCTTGCTCGGCACGTTGCTGGATAGCTTCACGCTGCTTGACCGCTTCCAAGTCTTTGGTCACTAGCTCGCCATCCACGTCGCTCCACTCGGTCAGCCGCCATTCGCCTTTCCATTTGGATATGGAATAGCCTTGCTGCCGGAGATAGCCGGTGCGCCATTCCTTCCAGAATGACTCGCCTTGAATCGGCCACTCACGGATTCGACGCTTGCCGTGCTTGGTGTCGATGACCTTCGGCTCACCCCAAGGCACATCGTTGATACTGAATGGACTCATGGCCGCACCGCCTTTCGCAACTCACGCTGCCACTTGCCTACACCGTGAAGCGCAATGCCGGTTGCTCCGGTATAGCCGGTGGCACGTCCATCGTTGTCGAATACAACGCTGCCGGTGTCGGACGTTTGCAACGTGGCGTGTCGCTCGCTGATTTGTAGGATTCTGGCCAAGCCGATTTCACAGTGCCACTTGTGTCGGCGTGTCGCTCTATACCAGACAGACACCAGGTCGCCTCTCTTGAACTTTCTCATCTTGTTTCCTTTCTTCAATGGCGCATCACCCGCGCCAAGGTTGAAGCGTCATTGCTTCATGCTGCCGTGTCGGTCCTACCCTTATATTGAATTCAGTATAAGGGTCAACTCTCAACACGGCAGACCGGAGCAATCACTATAGGTTAGCGACCGCGAATGCCGACAAGGTTGTCACCCTCAAACATCTGGCCATTCGGATAGATGTCGATCTGCCGCTTGCCTATGATGATGCGGCTGGTTGGGACTCCCTGGACTTGGTAGGCTTGCTGCCTTCTCAGGATGTAATTGCGGTTGTCTGACCGGTGGCGCTGTCTCGGTTCTCCCAAGACCGTGCTCACGATACAGAGCAGCAGCAAAATGACGGTAGTCATTCTCATGTTGTTCCTTTCGTTTGGTTAGGTGCTGCTTGATCGCCAGCCCTAAGAAGTAGGCAGCGACTAACAGCCACAATGTTTGCCACGCCCAAAACGCGGTCGGCAGACCGCGCAAGATAATGGGCATGCTAATAGCGATGCACATACACCGTAGTTGGTGGAGCGTAGATGATTGGGGTCCTAGCTGTGGCAGCGTATATCGCACCGGCATTAGCCATGCCAGTAGCAAAGGCCATAGCCGCTTGCTGTGCTTGGGCCTGTTGACGCTGTTTGTCGGCCAATATCTGCTCATCCAGTCGCGCCTGTTCATAAAACTTTTGCGGACTGTTGGGCATGTTGGCTATCGCTGCTTGCCTGCTGTTGACGTATCGTTCAAAGGCAGGGTCAGCACACGATACTAGGGTGAACGCGGTCAAGATGACCGCCACTAACTTACTCATTGTTGTTTGTCTTTCTGTTGAATGAGAGCATCACCCGCTCTCAGGGTTGGACCGTGATTGGCCCTCACTGGCCGCCAAGCCGAATAGCCTGACGACCAGCTGAGGAGCAATCCCTTGGGTTACTTGTTTGTCATCCGATCTACAAGCGCACGATGAATGCGCTGCCTGCGCAGCTGCCAGTCCTCAGTTTCCTTTAGCCGCTTGGCTGCGGACCGCGAGAACAACTGGTCAATGATCTTGACTGACTCATTGATCTTGGCCGCAAATTCACCCACGACCGTAGCCAGGATGGTCTTGCGGTTGCGTGCCGTGTCAACCATGTATGGATGTTCCTTGTTTATCCACGCCACGAATGCCGCATCTTGTCCGTCAAAGGACACCAGAGCGCCTTTCATCTGCTTGTCGCTCTTGAACACGAAGTTCAGCTTGGCCGCTCGCCGTGGCTCAGGCTTGCCATCAGGGTCAAGTGGCTGATCTGGATGCGTATGCTTATGCTTGTTCGGACCGCGCTTGCCGCCTTTGCGCTCAAATTCCGGCACGTCGATGACAGCGCGGGTCACGGTCAAGTCGCCTTTCAGCAACAGGTCGCTCAACTCCAACGCTAGGTCGGCGAAAGCAATGGACAGTTTGTTTTCCTCTTCCATGTCCAAGATTGGCTGGATTTGATGGATGATCTGCTTGCGCAACGACTGATACACTACCTGGTCGGCAATCTCATCTTTCTCCGTGGTCAACGGCCAACTGCCTTTCAGCTTGATGAAGCCGGTGACTTGGGTCGCTGGGACCGCCTCACCCTTGGCATTGAAAAAGAAGTCACGTGTTGACGTGATAACTCTGTCCGCATAGCACAGGTGAATCTTGACCGCGTCTGAGGGTAGGTCATCACAGATGCCTACCTCACCGACCGCTTCCAACGCACCCACCTTGGCTTTGACCTTCACCGATGTTTTGAACACCGGCATCGCTGTCTCCAACGGCTGGCCATTGAAGAATATCTCCACGCCAGCGGCCAAGGCAGGCGCAAACTTGATCGCCAAGTCACGCGTGATGTTCTCTTCACGAACAATCTTGCCCGCAACCACCTTGCCTATGATGGCTGTGCCGTGCCTCAGCTTGAGTAGGTCCTTGGGAGTGTTGTGAGAAGTCGGCTTGAACACCTTGTCCTCAATCTCAGGGTATCGGTTGGACTCAAACACCGCATCCCAATCCACCTTGTCATGAGCCAGCTTGCCTTTGCGTAGCGTCCAGACCACGCAATGATGGAACAGCCACAGGATGGCCTTGCTTCCACCGAAGCCAAACTTGCCGATGTCGCCTTCAACTTCATCAGCGCCCATGCCTAGCACGAACAAGGGGAACACGTCTGGCCGGTCGGGTTTGCTCGGCATCCTCATGCCCACGCCATCATCCACGATTGCCAACAGCCGGTTATGCCGGTTGTATCGAATCCAGATGCGGCCAGCGTTGCCACGACCTTTGCCGCGTGAGTTGTCAACGAGTTCAGCCAGAGCGCCGGACACTGACCAGCGTTCATTGCGGATGGCATACAACGCTCGTGGCGACGGTATCGCTTGACGCTTCATTGATGCGCTCCTTTCTCGTTGATGCTCTTCCACTGCTCGCCATCCCATGCCCACCCCAGCGGTGCCACGAATGGCTTGGCTGGCGTGGCTCTGAGATATGCTCTCATCAGCTTGATGAACAGCGGCCAGTTACCTTCTTCACTTGCCTCGTGAATGAAGTCCCTGAATAATGCCTCATTGAACAAGCGCCAGACCGGAATCAGGCTTGGCACGTGGACCATCTGTAATGGACCTACACGGCCAATAACCTTGGACTTGAGCGCCTTTCCCTTGCCCTTAGATTTGTTTTGTCGCACCGGCAAAGATGCCTCAACCGGCTTGGTTGCGCCATTTCTGCCAGATTTGGGCCTGTAAGCCGGTTTTGGGCGTGCGACGTTTGCGCCTATCGCGTTTTTATTCGCTGTCGGCTGTCTTGACCCAGGCTTTGGGAGATAGCGCCCAGTGACGCTATCCCGCAGCCGTTTAGTGGTGATTGGCTTCATAGCCGAATCCCCAAGGCATGTTCGATGCGCCGGATGGCTTGCGCCTTCTGGAGCACGAATGCCGGTTTGCCATGAGTGATCTTGGCCTTGCGCCTTGACCTATGGCGTTTGTTTTTGCGTGTTTTCATATTGTTGTTCCTTTCATTGTTGGAGAAACGCCACAGCCGAATTGAACAGCCGTGGCGCTCTGTAGCCACCCCTTATATTGAATTCAGTATAAGGGTCAGCGCCTTACTTCTTGGCCTTGGCAGCCTTCTTTTTGGCTGGCGCTTTCTTCGCTGCCTTCGCTGCCTTGGCTGCTTCTGCTTTCTCTGCCTCAGCCTTCTCAACCGATGGCGTCTTGGCGTCAGCCGGTCGGCGGTCGTTGATGAACGCCTGGACGTGTTTGATCACCTCACGGTGCTGCGTCTGCGGCCAGTGCTTGAGCAACCGGCTCCACGCCATCCACACCTCATCCTCAAACGTGCGGACCGTTTTGCGTGGTTTCTTCTTGCTCACGCCAGCTTTCTTGGATGCCTGTTTCAGCGTCATCTTCTTTTGGATGACATCTTCAATCAGACCAGCTTTGCGCGCTTTCTCAGCTTGCCCCATCTTGTGGGTCGTGGTCTTGCCAGCAGCCGCCAACTGCGCGACTGACGTGCCTTTCTCGCCGTTGCCCTTGAATGAGCCTGACTTCTTGCCAGCGGCCAATTGCCGCTCTCTGGCTGCCTTCTCATACTTGGGTCCTAGCACCTTGGACACGTAGCCAATGCGCTGATCTTCAGTCAAGTGGCGACGGAACACGTTGAGGCGAAGGATTTCAGCCTCAATCTCGCTGTCCTTACCCTGGAACACGTCATATGGAACATCCTTCTGGATGCCCAACTCGGTTGCGATCTGCCACCGGTTGCGACCATCAATGATGGTGTCCAGCTTCTTGTTGACCAGAATCGGCACGACTATGCCGTTGGCCTTAATGTCATCACGCAATAGTTCCAACTCATCGCCGCCAAGCGTGTCGAACGTTCTTGCGAATGGATGTATCTTCATCACTGCTTTTAGTGGTTTGTCTTGTTCACTCATGTTGTTGTTTGGGCGTTATCCGTTGCCCTTCGGTTTTGGTTTGAAGTGCATCACCCGCCTTCTTGGGTCTGCCGCGTTGTGCCGCAGAATGAACCGGCTGTTGCTGTCCAGCCGGTCGATCTGCCGTCAATCGCAGAATCGGTCGCGTGCTCGCCGACCGAATTCACCGTTGCCCGCCTTTGGTGCGTCCGCGTTGCGACGTTTGCGCTTACGCACACGGACCACACAGGGATTGGCCGGTGCTGCGCCGACCAAGCTAAAACGTTTGCCCTGTTCACGTTCCCTCATGATTTGCGCTATACGGTGCCGAAAGTCGCTGACTGTCTCTTGAGCCAATTTGCGCGCTCCGGCAATTCTAGCGCAAACGTCGCTGCGGCGCTGGGCCTTTCTGCCGCGTGTCGGACCGCTCATTTTGCCCTCCCGATGATACCGTCCACCATACGCTGGAAACGGTCGGCATCAGCCAATTGCCGTTCTTGCGCTCCGGTGACGGTGTTCATCCGATGTAACCACGCCTTGGCGCTGCGCTCTTGCTCCCACGCAGGACCGAAAAACATTTCAACCCGCCGTGTCCCAAGGTAGCCATACCAATTGCCGTAGATGTTCTGATGTATCCTAGCTTTCATCATTGTTGTTTTCCTCGTTGAATTGCTTCCATGAATGGTCGTATGTCAACCGCAACGACTGAACAAACAGCCGGTGCGTGGTCGTCATCCCAACCAGCCGTATCTTGGCATGATTGGGCCAAACTGGACCGCCATTCTTCCAGTCGGTCGGCGTGACCTCATCCATTGACTCGTAAACGAGCAACTGACTTGGTTTGGCCGTGGCTGGCACTTCGTCTTGAGCCAACCGTATCGCTGCGGCTGGCACTTGGTGAATCCCAAAGCCATGCTCGCTGACCGCGATATAGAATGGCTTTGGCTTGTGTGCGAAGGATAGTTCACTCATTGTTGTGCTCCCAGGATGGCACCCGCGATTGCTGCCATGATGCGTTGCCGCTCTTCTGGCGTGACGCATTGCTCACAGATGCTATCCAACTCTGCTTTGGCGTTGTCTGCGCCGTGGATTGACCGGCTAGCGGTCGCCAACCGGCAGCCGCATCGCCGACAAGACGTGGTTACAATTGTAATGCGCCTTCTCATTAGCGTGCTCCAATGTTGTAGCCACTGAACACAGCCACGCCATTCTCACGGAATGACTCAGCCATCCGCTTCTGGCGTGCCTGTTTGATGGCGCGTTTCTTGACCGCACCGAGAAACTCGATGCGCTTGCGCGCCTGCCTCTCAACGAAGCTGGTTGGCCGATTGTATGACTCACGCTTCCACGTGGCTCTCTCATCCCACGGTAGCTTCATCAGCTTGTCGGCCAGCGCGTTGACTTGCGCTTCAATCGCTGGCGACATGCGGTGATACTTCTTATGTGCTGACGTGAAGTAAGGGTCCATCATTGCTTCGCTCCTATCGCCGCGATCAATTGCCGGTGCTGCCACTCTTCACGTCGCAAGTCCGCTTTGGTCTTGCCGGTGAAGGCCCAGATGAAGCACACCACCCATCCCACTACGGTCCAACCCAGGACCGCATTGAGCAGGAATATGCCGATGCCGCCGTTGGCCTTGCCGCGAAACGCAGCGATGAACGCTGGCAGCATGTAGATGAAGAACAGCAACAGCAGCATGGATAGTCCCACCGCTGCGTTGCCGTCTGTCGTTGTAGTTGTTGCTAAGGTTATCATTGTTGTTCTTTCTATTGTGAGAGCGCATTACCCGCGCTCATTTGGTTCTGTCCGCGTGATGCGTCCAGAGAGACACCCTTATATTGAATTCAGTATAAGGGTGCTTGCTCTGACTCACTCAAGCCAACGTGGGCGCTATCCGCTCAACCCAACGCTTGGCTGCTTGGACCGTGGCGAAGTCGCGGCATTGCTCCGCGCCTGTGCCATACAGACCGCCAGGCAGGTCACGATAGACGTATGCCTTGGCGAACACCGGCTTGCCGTCACTGATTTCGTTTCTGTAGGTCAGATAGAAACCGACCGGCTTTTGACCATCCCACGTCTGAGACAGACCGTCGATGTAGCACCAGCCACGTGGCGTGGTTGCTCCTTTCGGTTCATCCCAGCGGACCTTCTTGTTGTTAGCTTTTCTCATTGTTGTTTCCTTTCGGTTCACTGACGATTGCTTCAACGTCACTCCACTTGGCCTCGTAAACATGGTTGTCGTGAATGTCGCTGTAGCTGAATGTGCGCTTGCTCTTGTGCGGCCAAATCACCGCCACGCAGCGCGTATCGTGATGGCTTGGCTTTCCTTTCCACTTGATGGTCATTGTTGTTTAGCTGTTGATGATGCGCTGCCGGTAGTCGTTGCCGTAGATGGACCACCACTGACGCTCAACTTTGAGCAGTGGCAGCTTTCCGTTGGCCGTGCGCTGCTGGTTAATCTCCCTGAGCGCCATCGCCTTGGCCAGCTTCAATAAGCCGGTCTCATAGCATTGCTGCATCCGATAGATGCTGGTGTTGTTAGCTATCGCCATCACTTCCCAACTCATGTTCGGATGGTCGATGACGTATTGCTCACGCTTGGTCAGTTTGTATGCTTCGTTCATTGTTGTTCTACTGCTACCCGCCTTTCAAACGGGTTGTTGTTGGCTGTCTTGTTGTTGGTGTAGCGTCCAGCGCATTGGCCGAACATAAACGCGGCCACGAACAGCGCGGCCACGATCAATACGATTCTCATTGTTGTTGTCCTTTCGTTCTATTGCTTGATGCAACAGAGAGAAACGGCTGTGTGTCACTCATAGCCGCTCGTGCTCTGTAGCACTTCGTTGACTGCCTACATTTGTGTGTCCTACTGTCGTTGGCCATTTAGCTGGCACTTTCGGTCCACAAGACTTTCGGCAATCGCCTTATCCAAGTCACTTTCGCAACGTCCCACGTTTAGCACGTTCACCCTACTTTCATTGGAGATATTGCGCTTGGCGCACTCACTTTCGGGTTTGCCACGGTTCTGCGTGGGTCATCCACTAATCATTGACTTGGCTCATTCCTCGCCTCACTCAACGTGGCTCTCTGCTCGCCGATCTTACGTTGGCCGCTCACGCACGATGCATCGTGCTCCTGATGAGGTGACTTCGCTGGGCGCTTCGTCACTCGCCTTTGGGCAATGGCTCCTTTCGGATTTTACGACCTATCCTTGCGTGCAAGGTCTCAGTGGGACTTCCACCGGCCTGAGCGTTTCCCTCGCTCACCCGCCGCGTCCGCTTTTCACTTCGCTTCTACCGGCTGTCCGGTCACTTCAGCTTACTTCGCTTTCGCCGCTTTTCCCTATCAAAATCAGACTATCCATATGACGGAACGTTCGAAAAGAAAAGAACTTTTTTTGCTCCGCGCACCGATTTTTGGGAAGTAACAGAGGGTCTGTGTTTTACGCTGCGAAATTTATTCGTGGGCATACGTGTCCACGCCGTGGGCATAAAACTTTTTTGGCGTTTTTGGCGCTCGCCGGTCGATTTTTGAGCCGGTCGAATCGGTTTGCGCCGACCGGATTTGAACGCATTTCTGGCCACGTTCTGGTGGCGCGTGGGCATAGCGAGTTTATGGACACGCGTGGGCACGCTCTGTCCACGTGCGTAGGATTGCGCTAGATTGCGAGCGTATCCGTGACGCGGTCGGCTATTGCGCTCACATCTTCGAACGATTCGTTGCGCATCCTCGACACGGGAAACGTGTGGGCGATACGGTCGATGAGCGTGGCGCGTGACCGGTGAAATTGCTCCGGTTGCGTATCGTGACGCGCTGTGTGTCGCCGCGACTTTTCCGGTGCGCTCGTTTCGATGAGGAAAAGCGTGAGCCGGTCGCCAGCCGCTTGAAAGAAACCAGCGCGTGTGAGCCGGTCGCCTTCGAAAAGGATGGTGGCCTTGTCAGGCACCTTGGAAAGAAACCGGATTGCGTCTGGCTGGACCGCCATTGATAGCCGGTCGGTCCCACCAAACAACTCATCATCGTGATAGATGCCCAAGACGTAAAGACCGCGCTTGGCGTATTGGCGACCGACCACCAGCCGGTATTTGAACAGCGTGTAATCATCGCCCAGGCGCTTGAGCACTTCGCGCATGACGGTTGTCTTGCCGGTTGCTGGCTCACCGATTATGCCCACGACTCTCACACGCCTACCCTTATATTGAATTCATTATAAGGGGTCAAGCCACACGATTCTCGCAGAGCAAATCCGGTCGAAACGTTTCACGCCGATAGTCCCACAGGACCGACCAATCAACGCCATCTGTAACATTTGTTTGCGCGGACCGGATTTCATCGGCCTGTCTGTCGATGTAGTATCCTGGCCAGCGTTTCCCAAGGTGATACTTCTTGTAGGCGCAGAGGGTTGTTTCAATGTTCCATACGTTGCTACCTGGTTGCTGTTCGCGCAACTCGTCCACAACATCTTGGAAGCAGGCTTGTAGGTAGCCCATGTCACGCTGCGATAGCCGCTTGCCGTTGCCGTGGGTGTTGAACTCCGGCATCCCAAGCGCCATCACCAGACCGTTGCGACAACTCTCAGCGTCACGCATCTTCATGGTGCGTGGTTCCATTGGAAAGCCGGTCACTACATGGACCGCTTCGGTGTAAAGCCATAGCCCAAAACGTCCCATTTGAAACCACTTGGATGCCTCGTCACTCACGATCTTGTAAGTGGTGAACGGGTCATGCGGCACTTCGAATTGGCGCAGGTAGCCTTCTTGTGTGAGCGGTCGGACCGCTGCGCTGTAGCTGCGAAGCATATCCACCCACTGGTTACGCGAGCGGACCCAGCGCCGGTCGGTCTGGAACACTACCTTGTCACGATTGGCTTTCCACCAGCGGTCAGCGCGATTGAAGTCAACATTCTCCCAATCGGGAAACTCATTGTAGATGTAGAACGTGGTCGCACCGCAGTAGCAAGTGCTGTAGATGTAGGCCAGCCAATAGCGTTGTTCCGTATTTAACTCAAAACGATCGCAGATGTAGCGCAGCATGGAATAGCTAGGGTCAACATCGCCGATTGCCCTGCTTTCAGCGTGATATTCTGGATAGGACTTGAGTGACGGATAGCTGGCCCAATTCATACCGCCAAGGCATAACCAGGTGGCACCGGCTTGGCATCCTTGAAGCCAGCACGTTCAAATATGTCTCGCGTGGATGCGAAGTAGTTGGAGCCATTATCTTGGACACGCCAGAGCGGTCGCTGTTTGTTACGCAAGGCCACCAGCTTCTTGTTGTGAAGCATGACACCGGCAAAACTGAATTCGCCGGTCGCTACCCAAGTCACCCAATCCTCGCCAGCTAGGACTTTGCGCACGAATATCTCGCCATCATTGTCCGTGATCGGCTTGAACCCAAACTCCTTGCCCCATTCCTTCTTGGTGCTCATTCGGATAACACCGTTGAACGCCATGGCAACACCGTCGATGTAGATTGGCTGGTTGTTAGTTTCATCCTTCCAATCGCCGCTGGTGGAGTAGCGGCAGTGAGCTATCAGCTTGAGCGATATGTTCTGGCTGGCTACAACGCGCAAGTGAGTTTGAGCCATGTCCAACTCGCTGAACCGAGCACAGAACAACTTGGGTCCGTTGTAATAGGCCAAACCAAAGGCGTGAAGGCCACGAATCTTGCTCTCATTGAACAAGGTCAGTAGGCGCTCACTCGTTTGTTTGCTGCCCTTGCCTTGAAAGCCTATCACTGCGCACATCGCCTAGCTCCTTTGCTCGCCGCAACTCGTGTGTAGCATCGCCGCATTCCATCATCTTTTCCCTGTAATACAGGACAAGTGAGACTCGTTCAAACATGCCTTTGTTACCACGCATCGGACTATTGCCATGCCACTCGTGAACGTCCGCGCAGAGGACACAGCCGGTCCTCATATCCAGGGCAACACGGTAACGTGGAAACACGAAGTAACAACCGTCAAACCGGCCACGGCGCAAACAACTCATCACGCCAAAGCCTTCTTTCAAGTCGCCTACGTCCTTGTGAACGGCTGTCTGGAAGTTGCGGTTGACCGTGACAGTGGTGAAACACGTCCCATGAATGTAGAAGTCCTTGCTGGTATCGGTGATGAACTTCTTTTGTCGGCTGTAACGCTCAGGCACTAGGTCCTTGAATTCGCGGTCGATCTTTTGGATGAATGGAATGACACGAGCGAAGCGTGTTGGATGGTTCAAGTTGTAGGCAGTCAGCCGACAATACGGGTTGCGTGCGCTCCGGTCGAAGTAACCCACGATGCCGCTCTGGACCTTCTTGGCATAGTTGGTGTTGGACAACGTGCCATCATGCTTGATTGGCCGTGCTCGCGTTGCGCTGATCTGTTTCGCTCCGATGCCGTGTGCCTGTAGGACCTGTTCTGCTTCCTGCTCGGTCATCATGCCAGCTGCGTAGCCACGGTTGAAGGTTGGCGCTGCCGCATCCTTCCAAACGGGAAACGCGGCAGCGCACTCTTCTGCGCTCAACACGCATTGCCGCAACCGACAAAGCAACGAGCCATCCGGCTTGAACACGTCCGCGTCATCCGTGAGCAACAAGTCATAGCTGTCATCGTCTAACAGGTGCGCGGCCAGCTTGTCGGTTTCTGCCTCGGTTAAGGCTGCGCGCTTGAGGTGAATCACCTTGACCGGTGTTTTGGTCTTGGGCCTGTAGTCCAGCTGAATTGCTCGTGGTGGGACGTTTACCGTCTGTTGAATCGTTGCCATGCCCACGATGGTAGCATGTGTCCACGGCAGCGACAACGGTGTCTGTGACGTTCTCAGTTGCGAATTGTTCTTGGAGCGTCCGCACCTGGTCCATGAACATAGGCAGCGTTTCGACCGTCAGGAATAGCTGGACCATCCTGATATGCGCTGGCAACAAGTCGATTTCATCCTTGGACAACGGCTGTATCTCATCGTCATCGTTGGCTGCGATGCCGCGCACCATTCGTTCCAACTCACCCGCGCTGAATCCGGTCAACGACAAGTCGAATGCGCCGGTGTCCAATTCCATTAACAACTCACTCAGCTGCGGAAAGTCCCAGTCACCGCCATGCTTGTTGGCTGCAATCATGGCCGCTTTCTCCGTGGCCTCATCCCACTGGACAACACGGTAGTTGTAACGCTCGCCTTCAAACAACACGTAGCCTTCGGCAACGGTGCCCTTGGCTGTTGGGACCTTGTAGCGCCTCACGATCTTGACCGGTGCTTCGCCTAGCTCCTTGACACGCTGGTGGCCGCCGACCAGGTGGCCGGTCCGCTCGTTGAGAATCAAGCCGGATAGGTCGCCAAACTTACGCAAACTGTCAGCCAGCATCTTGAGTTGTTCTGGCGTGATCTTGCGCGGGTTGAGCGGGTTGGCCGCATCAGCCAGTTGAGCTACAGATTTGATCTTCATGGGATGGTTATATTGAATTCAATATAAGGGTCAGGCTGTTACGTGAATGTAGGAGTTTTGATTACCAGGAGCGCCTTCTGGTGGATTGCAGATTGGGTTCTGATTGCCGTTGTTGGCATAGTGATACTCGATGTAAGCCATGCCTTGCGCCGACAGGTCGGTGGTGTTGTTATACATATAACAAGACTGATTGGTGCCCGTGCCTACCACGATGGTTGCACCTTTGAATGCTGCCAAAGCCGTGTCGCACGTGTCGATGAGTATTGCGCCACCTGACATCTGACCGCCACTCGTAACAAAAACACCATTCTGACAATGGCTGATATAGGCGATAACATCTGGCATGCCTCCTATCAGCGCAGCGACCGCACCGGCAGCGGTTCCAGGCGAGAATCCATTGCCGCAACCGTTAATGATTTGAATTGCCTTGATTCCTGGGCCTGATGAGACAGCCAGCCAGAATGGCGAAAAACCGGTGATGCCAAAGTCGCAGTCCGTGATGACCATTTCACCGCCAGTCATAACAATGTCGCCACCGCCGCTTATGCCTCGACGGAATGGTCCCATGATCTGACAATCAACGACTGATCCACCAGCGCCAGCGATGGCCATGCCATAGCCGCCTAACGTGCCAGCTGTGTTTAACACAAGGACGTTGGTAATGGAGCCGATGCCATACGGGAAGTTCCAACATACCTGCTTATTGGCGTCATTGAACGCCACGATGGTTGTGTATCGCCGCATGTGATGCGCCGCCACGTAAGCTGTGTTGTAAGGATTGCTTGCCCCTCGGTTGCCACGATAAGGCACCGACACGTTGACGTAGTTCATGCCAGCTGGTGCGGATAACACCTTGCAGCCGCCGATGTAGTAAAGGACGCTGTCAGGCAGATAGACAACGTTGTTCACTTGTAACCCATGCGTTGTTGTATCCAGCGTGACCTTCTTTTGGGTGGCTGAAATTGGGTCAACGCGGGTCACGTTGTAGCTCACTCGCGGCCAACCTATCACTTGTATCTGCTGACAGTCAGGGTGATTGAAGTTGATCGACGCTTGCGTGAACGTGCCGGACCAGATGTTGATGCGCGCTGTCCGGCCAGCTGGAATCCGGTATTGTAACAGGAAGTCATGCGCTGCCTGAATGGTTGGAAACCCAACCGATGCGTCAGGACAGTTGGGGTGATTGGCTGGCACATACACGTCCAAGTCAACTTTCAATATCTTGGTTCCTATGGTGATGTAGGTTTGCGCGGCATCTTCAACTAACTCGATGCCTGAGCCGGCAGCCAGCCGCTTGAAGCTAAGAATGTTGCCAGCGGCATCCTTGTAAACGCCTGGGCCAACCGTATCGTTGGACAGATTTTGACCTACAACGTTCTCACTCGGACCGATCTGGATGACTAAGCTGGTCGCTGGAATCCGGTCGATGACCAGCTTGACCTTGAACGCTTGGAGACTTGGACTGGCAGGGTCAATGGTGTCGGGTGGGTCCGTCAGCGCATTGCCCACGGAATACAGCCGGTCAGCTTCAGCGCCGATGTGCGCCATCACGCCGACTTCGCGCAATTGGAAGGCATGCGGCGCAGCACTGCTCAGGAATGAGCCTTCAACTAACAACGTGCCTTGGCCATAATCGTTCTTGGCGCTGATGGTCACGTCCATTTCCTTGGCGATCAACGCCGTGAGCGGCCACAACTGATCTGGCGTGGTAGCGCCACCACTGCCAACAACAATCTTGGTGATGGTTAAAACTTCGCCAGCTTGGGCGCGTCCAAGCATTGAGCGACCGGCATTGGTGAATTCGTGTTTTGCTAAACTCATGGGTAATTCGGTGCCTCACTTTCTCTGTAGATGAACCGCAACGTCATTCCAGCCCAACCTATATCACACTCGCTGGTGTGCGGTCGAACAATAGCGTCCAACCATCGGCTGATCGGCTTGTAACGATAAATGAGCGCCATCATCTGGTTTTCCAAGTCAGGGTCGGTTATGACCGTTTCGTCCAACATGATGCGGAATTTGTAGCGATCATGCCAAGTGCCGGTCCCTTTCCTGAATACGTCGATCTGCGCGTTGCCAGCCGTGGTAATGTCGATGGCTGGGCCATTGGGAGTTGACGCCACCTTGAACGTGTTGGCCGTGTCTGGCACAACGAAGTAAAACAAGCCTTGTAACAAAGGTTGAGGCATCGGCAGCGTTGGGCCAGTCGGCGAATAATGGACTTGAAACCGAATCTGGTTATTGAGCGCCAAGCCGTGCGCGGTGATGCCGATAGTGTTGTTGGCCACGTTGACGTTAGCTGGCATGAATGAACCGACCTGGCTGCCGGTGTCGTCAGTGGGATAGTTAGGCGGGAATGGCGACATATATTCAAACCATTCCTGTAACGTCGCGCCACCTGGAAAGAACATATTGATGACTTGCTCGACCAAGGCAACCGTGCCCTTGGTTTTATGCCAGACAATGGATAGCTGAACCAGCTGCTTGCGAAACTCCAAGTCACGTGTTGGGTCGTAAAAGTCCACGTGGAATTGCCACGCCAGAATGTTAATGAGATTCTCATCGTCAATCTCCATGATGCTTGGAATCATGATGACCTGGCCGGTCTCATCTATGATCTCAAACATCTGCTGGTCGAACGCAGTGCTGGCCGCTTGGACTTGGCGGTCATACGCTATGGAAGGCGTGCAGTTGTCGATCAGGTGAGTGGCGCGTAGGACGCTGCTCATGGTTCTTCAACGCCTCCATAATTGATGACCGGCTGGACGTTGGGGTCATGGACCGCTAGCTGGTCGAAATTGAGGACTTGGAACATGGCTGGCGACGCGATGGTCACACGCTTGGCACCAGCTTCCAGGCATCGCCTGATTAACTCATCGCAGTTAATGTCGCGACTGATAAAGGACCGTTGCCACAGAATCCAGTCATCAACAGCTTTTTGTATGTTGGCTTGAATCGTGGATAGCAGCACGTCATTGTCCACAAGCACGTAGTAGGTCATGTTGAGCGTGTAAATAAACTCTGTGGCCAGCTTGGCGGTCACGAAGTCGGTCACAGGTCGCACCGTGTCCGCGCTACACTTGGCCTCAACCAAGTCCAGAATCTCTTGGCTAGGTAACACACCGCCTTTCATTAGCGGGTAAATCCAGACTTCACCGGCTATCTCCGGTGCGCTATGTATCTGCGCTTGGATGATGTCAGGATGCGCTGAGAGCGCCCAAAACTCATAGGCATCATGCGGACCGCAGGTGCTATAGCTTTCGATGGCCAGCCAGACGCGGTAGCGGTATTGCTCATCCTCTTCTTCATCGCTGCCGCCTGCCGTGGTTGTGAGATTGGTTACTTGAAGCGCAAACGGCTGATTCCAGTTGACGATGGAATTGACTTGCCCAGGCGCGAAGTCGTTGCCGATCACGCCATCCAAGGTGCATTGAGCAGCCACGTCCGCAGTCAGGACGCCAGCGCCAAGTCGCGCATCATCAAGCGTTTCGAAGATGACAGCGTTAGGCGCTTGGACTTGGGTTCCACGTGGAACAAGAGCGTCGAACGCCAAGCCAGCGGACAACGTGAACCGGAGCGTGGTCAGCGCCGGTTGCGCCTGTAACCGCAAGCACCGGTTGCCGTGTAAGGCAGCCAGGTTGTCCAAGTAGTCATCGTGCGCGTATTTGAGAAGGTTCTGTTTGCCGGTGAAGTCGATGATGGTCCGCTGATGCGAAAGCCAATGGCAGACCGCCAGCAAGTGTAGCCTTACAGGGTCGCCTGGGGCCAGCGTCTTGGCTATGCCGGTGAGGGTGAGAAACGCAGCTTGATAATCGGCGATGACTTCGCTCTCGATGATGGTTGGGTCCTTGACCGCGAAGTCGATGTCTGGAACAAGGGCCAAGCCATACTCAGGTGCGCCCACATCACTTAGGTCGTTGTTTGCCATCTTTCTTTTCCTCCTTGGGTTCTTGACCATCCTTCTGAATGGCTTCCAGTTCAGCTATAGCGCCTGCGATCTGTTGAAACCGATTCTGATTGGCAGCTACGCGCTCTTGAAACAGCTTCACCGTTTCCTGATGCGCGGCAATCATGGCATCGTGATTCTGTTGTAACGTGGCACTTTCAATCCTCAACTCTGTTATGCGCTCTTCGATCTTTGTCATAGGTAGGTAGCTTATATTGAATTCAATATAAGGGTCATCCGGCAGGTTCCAGCTTGTAGGTCTTGCCGTCAACTACAGCTGGTTTACCAGGCCATAGCTCGTAAAAGTAAATCATCGACGTGTCGCCGCTGTTATGAGTGATCTTCGGGTTGAGGATTTTGGCAAGGCAATAGGCTGCTTCACCGGTCTTGTCATCGGGTCCAATCTCACCTGTGACAGCTGGACTTGTCACTCGTGAAGTAAGATTGGTGGCCTTGCCTTGGCATCCCATGACAACAGGTGGCACCATCGAACGCACCTGTGGCGGCACCACGATGTATTTGTCCTTTTGGGCATTGAGGAATTTGCCGCCGTTGTAGTAAGCAGTCTGGCTCTGATGGTATTCATCGCCGAACGCTGGACCGCTACCATCGTTGCAAATGTCCAAGTCACTCACGAAACAGACGTAATCACCCTTGGCTGTGGCATAGATAGTCACGCAGCCAATCGTCAACAGTTCATGTAGCTGATGCGCTTTGATGTATGCCTTGGCTTTTTCACTTTTCATTTGTGTTCTCCGTTTGCTTCACGTTCTTCTCGCCGACCGTAAGCGCGGCCACTGATGAATCCTACAAGTGCGCCTATGATCGTGGATAGCATGTTGTTGATGGCTTCAGCTGCTCTGGTCACTTCCAAGTCTGGTCGCCAGATTTTGGCGATGATTGTTCCTGTGGTCACAATAATCATAACAGCGCAGATGAGCAGGGTGAACAGGATCACCACAACTTCTGTCGTAGGTCGATGCGATAAGTCCAGCCATTTCATTCCTCAAAATTCAATTGCGCAGAGTGAAACCGTGTTGAGCCTTGCTGTCGAGCCTGCTGCGCTGCTGCCGTAAACAACGTCCAGCCAGTAGGTCGTGCCGACTGTTAGCCCTGTAATGATCACAGCCAGCGAGAACGGCACTGAAAAGTTCGCGCTCGAAGAATGCCCGAATGCGTTCGGACAATTCGGAATTGCTGTGCCCGTCGCCGCTGCGCCATGCGAAGGCGCACTGCCTGTGCCGTAGCGCATCGAGACGATGCAGGCAAACGCACCTGCGCTGCTTGAAGTCAGATAACCGCTGACAATGAACATCACTCTGCCTGTTGTCGAAGGTGTGATGCTACCAGGCAGACCAGCCATGACGCCAGCGGTGCTCGTCGTGCCAGCTGTAACACTGACCTGCGTGCCTTGCACGTAGCTATGTTGGTCCCAGCTACAGTCATAGTTGGTTGAGCTATTCTTTTTGAGGTATTGCCCAGTTGTGCCACCCGTTGGAACATTGGCGATAACACCATTGATCTTGTAACCGCCAGCCGATGGCGTGTTGATATAGCCAGCGCCTGGGTCAGCCGCACCGTTGATGCTGACGCCTTTGCTCGGCCATAGCTTCAGCACTGATGTGCCATATAGACCGTCACCCTGCGAGCAGAACAACTCCATGTAGGCGCTGCGCGTCGCATCTGTCGGATCGAGCCAGCGCGATGAAATTAGGCATTGGCCTCTGTCATTGGTCGTGCTGCTCTTGGCTCCCAGTTCGATGCGCGAACCTAAGCCAGCTAGCGGCGTGCCGGTGGAATTGCGGTAAACACCAAAACAAGTCTGGACATCGCTCGTTGCGCTGGTCGATAGCTTGATGGTCTGCAACGCCTGCATTCCCATGTCCTGGGTGTTGTTCATTTCACTCGCACCGATGGCGTTTGCCGCAATCTCGGTCGCTGTGATTACACCGGCTGCTATCTGACAATTGATGCTTGTTGTCCCGCTGCCTGTAACATCACCTGTAAGCGTGATGGTTTGAGCGCCACCCACGGCTATCCACGAGCGCACGCCAGCTGTAGTTGAACTGAGCACCATGCCGTTGCTAGCTGGATTGCCAAGCGCCGGTTCGAACGATGGAGCGCCGGTGATCTTGCTCCAAGCCAATCCCGTTATCCAAGACGGATTGTTGTAGCTGGCGCTCAACTGCGGATAAAAGGCTGAATAGTCGCCAACTGCCGCAGCGATTGCGCCTGTGCGTCCAAACACGCTTGTTACTGCCGCAGCTGGGAATTGATAAAAGCCACGCGTGTTACTGGCGTTGATTCCATAGTATCGCTCAGTGCCCGCATCCGGTCCGCTTGTTGGGTCAGCCACGTCGCCCACCAGCTTGACGGTGTTAGTCGTGCGCGACAACGATTGTGCGAAGGTGAGTGGCACTTCATAGAATGACGCATAGTCACCGCTCTGCGCTACTACCGCGCCGGTTCGACCGAACACGCTGGACACAGGAATTGTCGGTGGCGCTGGCAGCGAACCAAAGTGTTGGACGCCAAGGTTGTCGATGTAAGTCACGAAGTCGCCAAGGCTGGCGCTGACACCGCCGACCGCGACCGGATTGGTGCTGTTGGGAATCAGCAATGCTCTACTCGTGCCGCTTGGGATATTGGCAAGGCTGAGAGTCAGTAGCTTGGTCGGGTCTGAGTTGTCAGAGAAAGCAAACTGCGGACCTGCTCGCATCTGGACTTGGGAGCCAACCATCGTGAGAGCGTTCTGACCAGCGAATGCACCGTTGTTGTTGTATTGAAACTGCTTGTCACTGCCTCCAGGTGGCGTTGGCGTGTAAGCCGGTAGCTGGTAAAAACCGCGCACGTTGGCTGGACTGAGGCCATAGTAGCGTGCCGTGCCAGCGTCCGGTCCGCTGGTCGGGTCAGCTAGGTCGTTGACCAAGTCAATCGTGTTGACGTTGCGCCGTAATGATCGCGTGAACGTCAACACCGACTCATATGCGCCCAATGGAGCATAATATGCCGAGTAATCGGCTGGGTCAGCTACAATTGCTCCCAACCGGCCAAATACGCTTGTTACAGGAGCATCCGCGACGGTCCCAGGTGGACCTTTGATGTTGCCTGCTAATGCCCAACTCATGATGGTTTCCTCCCGATTCGTTTCCACGTGCCGCCTGTAGGTGACGGTGCGTCATAAACAAACACGTCACCGCTGGTGGTGTTGAGATACAAGTCTTGGTCTAACACGCCTGGAATCTGGCCAGCTGTAGGGTCGGTGTCGCCGGTGAACCACAGACTGCCGCGAACACCTTTCTCTCCTTGCGGCCCAGGCGGTCCAGGTATCAATACGGGTTTGCCCATGACTGGTAGCTCCTGTTTGACTGGCGTTGGTTCTGCGAAAGCGTTGTTGGTCGTGTAAGGCGCATTGGTTCCATATATCACGTTCCTGATTTTCAGTTGTAGGTTAACACCAAGATGCCCATTGAGCGCGTCACTGTAATCAAAGTCGATGTTCATGACTTCCACGCGTGGTTCCCACCACGTGATAGCGTCCAGAATAGCGACCGTGATAACACTGGCTTCATCAATTGGCCGGTCCACGATGTTCTGGTCCAAGCCAAGTGTGCGTTCCAGGGCAGCTGAAAATATCGGCGTGGCCAGAATCGTTTTGACGTTCTGAAATATCTCCTTGTAACTGATTGCCCCGAAGTCGATGACTTCGAAGCTGACCATGTTGAGCGGAACACCGTCAGCATCCATGAACTGGACGCGCCAGTTGGCTCCCAACTCAGGGATGCCGGTATGCTCTGGAAACGATGTGACTGGCATGGTTAGCTTATATTGAATTCAGTATAAGGGGTCAAAACAATCCTCCAAATCCTGGGACACCGAGTGAGGACAAGCCAGCGCCCAACTCCGTGAACGGTATGTATTCCTTGAACGTGGCGTGTAGCTCCACGGCAATCAATCGGCCAGGTGGCAGCCAATGTTTGTGATGCTCGGATAGGTCCGTGATGACGAACAAACTCAAGCCAGGTCCCATCGGCTTGCCTCCAACGATGAGTGGCGCAGCCATCGCGTTCTCATGATAGAAATGCCACTCTGCCAATATGGCTAACGGGTCGCCGCACCAGCTGGCGTCCAGCGTTAGGGACATTTCGATTTCAACAAGGTCATTGCCAGCCCACTCCAAGAGAGGCTTGCGCAAGTGAACCATGTGGCTGCCGAAACGTCCGCTGTATTTGCGGTCAATCTCATAGAAGGTGTGAATGCGTCCACCGCCACGACCATAGATAATGGATCCAAAAAGTCCTTCAGTCATAGCTGTCGTGCCTCCAACTCACCCACTCTTCGTTCCAAGGCTTCAACTCTGGCAATCAAATCTTCCATGCCTTTACCGCTGGTGTGCAAGCCACGAGTATCAGTGTGCGTGCCGCTGGTGTTGATGTTGCCTTGGTGCGTTATGTCGCCGGTGAATTTCAGAGCGCCTTTCAACTCGATGTTGGGCGCGTCGATCAACACGTCACCTTGCGGAGTGATGGTCATACCCTTGCCCAGCTTCACGATGAATGCGCCTTCGTTGTCCCAATTGACGTCACCTTTCAGCTTCCAAGACTCAGTGCCGTTGCTGGCGTTAAACTCCTTGGTGGAACCATCGTCATACACGCAATGGTCCAACATCGGGTCCGTGACCGGTGGCGGGTTGGCTGTCGTATAGAAGCTGCCAGTGACTAGATAGCTGCTCGTGCCGTTGGCCATCTTCTGGACCGCAACCATGTCGCCTTTCCGTGGCACAGCGAAACTCTTCTTGGCTTGGCTTGCGATCTGTAGGACCGGAATTGGCTTGGTGATGAGTGGTTGGCCTTTGTGATCGACGCGATCAGGAAAAATGACGCGCACATTGGCCTGGGTGTCGTCAACTATCACCTCAGACACGTAGCCGATGGACACGGCATTCTGGAAACGGTTGTCGTGGCCTTTGGTGTAATCGGTGTCAGCCAGTATGTTCTTGCCTCTCATTAGTATCCCTCCAAGCAACGTCGAATGTTCAAGCTGGTCTCATACATCGGACCGACCTTGTGGGTGGCGCTCTCGATGAACCATTTGCCGTCGAATTGTCCCACGCCTTGTAACATGAACGTCTGACCGGCTGCGATGAGCGGGTTGCCTATCGACATTTCAACGCTGGCATTCTCCTTGTCCTTGTTAGCGTCGCGCAACTCAGCCTTGGCTCTGCGTTGTCCCTTGGCTGAACCGCCAGCGCCTTTGCCGGCATTATCGCCTGGGTTGTTAGCATCCCAATTGATGAGGCCATCAGCGCGTGGCGTCACCTTGAAGCCTTCGCCGCCATTGGATTCGTCAGGGTCAAACTGCGGGTCATCTATCAACTCTGTCCCATAGTCAGGCACTTCATCGTCATCTGTCTCAGCATCCTCCTTGGTCAACCGGCCTGTCTCTGGATTGGTGTATTTGAGTGAGGCTTTCTTCTTGCTGTCCGTGACCTTGAGCGAGAAATGACCGCCACTCATCCGGTAGCTGGCCATGCCTGTGCCGCCAGCCACGTTGCCATAGACAATCGTGAACGCGGGTGGCTGCGCTTCCATGTCCTCTTCATCGAAGAAAATCAGTTTGTTGCGACAGACCTTGACCGCCAGCTTGGCTTCGTTGGCTCGCTTCTTGAGGAAACACAAGCCACTTTCTTCGGTCTGTTCCACTCGTTTGTAGCGCGGGTCATAATCGGCCTGCCAGTCAACAAGCATATCGTTCTCACCGGCTATCTGAGTGGCTATGCCTTGGAGCGTGTTGTCCTCCCAACCGCGTGTCTCATTGCCGCCTTTGATGCGCACGTCCGTGGGAATGGATTGCGCTTTGATGCTCACGGTGTGCTGCGGCAATTCGAAGTCAACCGAGTCAATCCAGAAGCGTCCGCAATCCAGCTTGAGGCTTGCTGCGTTAGGCGCGAACCACCTTTCACAGATGATCGACACGTCCATGAACACGCCTGGGTCTGGCCGCCAATCGCTGATGAATCGCTTGTCGCGGTCGGCCAGCTGTAGTTGAAGGTCATCCGCTTTCTCGCCATCGCTGTTGTCGGTGTAGCTCATGTTCAGGAAGTAAGGCGCAAGGCTACTGTAGAAGTCCTGTCCATTCAGGATGATCTCTGGTCGGGCAAGTCGGACCTGTGTAATCATGATTTGAGGCGATACGGAAAGCACCAGCGCCGCAACGCGGCAGGGGCAAGGTGAAGTTTTGGGACGCTGAGGGTATCAGAGTCCAGCAAGGGGTATAAAAACGTGATAGCGGTCATCCTGGCGCGTTTTATTTCACTCAAAATGATCGAAACAGGCAAAATCGACCTTATATTGAATTCAGTATAAGGGGTCATGTTGGTGTTATCACGGTTGCTTTCTTCCATGGGACAAGGGGTATTTCTGTCTTGACCGGCACGTCAGGGACATACACGACAACACCGGCTGGGAAGTGGCTCACGTCGCGCAAATCATAGTTGGCTTCAATCAGCTTGTGCATGAGGTGATCGTCACCGCGACGCATCCCATAGACCTTGAGTGAAATCAGGTCCCACCAATCGCCTTGGATAGAAATGTAAGTGCGCTTGGGCCGTGGCTCAGGGATAGGCAACGGCGTGGCTGTGGCGTTGGATAGCACCAGCTGGGCTGGACCGCCTTGAAAGATTGGTGGGTTGGGTGCTCTCATCCGTAGCCGCTCTCGTAACTGAGCCTGCGTTCCTGTTGTTGTGCTGCCTTGAATTGTTTGATGAAGTCGCTGGCCAAGTCGCGCAGCCGTGAATCCATGGCACGTTGTTCTGCTTCGGATGCGCTGCCGTTGATGGTGACGTTGGGCGCGAAAGTGACTGTGGTAGGACCGGCAGCCGGTCGTCCCATGCCAATGACGCGGTTGGCATAGTCAAGCAGACCTTCGGCACGCCGACCGCCGGTGAGTGGAATGATGGCCTCCGGTCCGCGCTCTGCGACTTGTAACAAGGACCGTTGCTTGAAGATACCGCCAAACTGAGCGCCAGGTGGCACTGGCGCGGGTGCTGGTGGTGCGCCACCGGTCCCACCAAGCCAAGTCGGTCGATTCTTGAACGATTCAACCAGACCGCTCCAAGCGTTCTTGACCGCGTTAATCGGTGTCATGAGAAACGAAGTAATGGCGCTGCCGATCTGGCTCAACGCAGCCATGATGATGCTCACGCTTTCCGTGAACACGTCAGTCACAGTCTGCCATGCCGCTACCGCGCCTTGGCTGATGGTATCCCAAATGCCTTTCAGCGAGCCAATTGGGTTAACAACGAAGTTGTAAAGCGCCTGATAAAATGCTTCCAGCGCCTTGATAACATCGCCAAGGATAGGCACCTGCTTCATCTGGCTGTAAAAGTCGCTGATGACGATGACGCCATTGGCCAAGCCGATCTGGAAATGCTCGATGTTCAGCTTGGCCTGGTTGATGTTGTTGCGGAAGTCGATGATGGCTTGAGTCAATCCGCGAAGGTCGCCAGCCATCTTGTTCATATCGGATACGGCAAACTGACCCAAGGCTTTGCCGAAGCTATCCGTCTGAGGCGCAACGATACCAAACGCGCTGCCTAGCAAGCGCACCGCGTCCAGCAACCCGCTGAAAGCATCCTTGAGATTGTTCCATGCCTCGACAGCCGGTGGCGTCTGCAACACAGCAATGAAGTCTTTCACCTGTAGCGACAGCCACGTCACTACCCGCCCAAACGCTTTCATCGAGGATAGCAGGACCGGCCTAATGACAGGCAGCATTTCCCGCCACGCATCGGCTATGTCGGCCATCACTGGCAGCATTTCCTTGCCCAAGTCCTGGGACAGTTGCTTGACCGCCTTCTGAAACTCCACGATGCGGCCAGTGGGTGTTAATCGTTCAGCTGCCGCTCTGCCAGCCGACATTCTCTGGTAGATTTTGAGCAGCCTCGCGTGAGCCTGTTCGATCTTTCCCGCCTTGGCCAATGACTGGAACTCCTTGGCCTCATTCTTGGTCAGATAGATGCCATACGCTTCCAGCCCTTTGACCTGACCTTTCATGATGGCGCGACCGTGAGCCACAGCCAAGCCAAGCGCATCCTCTTCCGTGGCACGCGCACCTTTGGCATACACCAGCTGGTCGGCCATGATCTTGTTAGCGTCAGCCAATCGTTTGGGCGACAACCGATACAACGCCATCTGGCTGGTCATCACGTCCAGATGATCGGCGCTCAGGACTTGTTGCTTGGCCAATTCCTCGTTGTGCTGTTGGAGCAACCCGACTTGTTGCTTGGCTACGTCCATGCCCAGCTTGCGCATCTTCTCATTGGCCATCAGAGCGCCGGTCAATTTCTGAGTGCGGCGTTCAGCTTCTTCAGCCTGTTGGACTGCCCCGCTGAAGATGGATTCGAACAACTTGGATGCAGCAAAACCAGCAAACACGGTCCCAAGTCCCAGGAAACCGAGCGCCAAGCCTTTCATGATGCCCATGACTCGCCTTGCGGCCATGGCCAATCCTTTCAGCCGCGTCTGCGCGGCAGCCATTGCGCCGCGAAACGAGCCAAGCAACCGAGCGCCAATGCTGAATATGGCTACATACTCACGCTTTGCCTCAGCCAAGTGTCCTTCACCTCCTTTCTTGTGCGCGTTCCAAAGCCGCCTGCTCTTCGGTCAGTTGGTCGGCCAACTCCAACATGAACTTCAACAACTCTGGTAATGGCAGCCCTAACCAGTAATCGACGCCACCACCTACGGCACGAGCCAAACGCATCGTGATGGTGCGTAGGAGTTTTGTTACTGATTCTCCTGTTCCGGTGAGCTGCCACAGGCTTTTAGGACTTCAAGCCGCAACGGTGTGTAATACCGCCGTGGCAGTTTCATGATGAGGCCAACCGGAACATCGGCCACCTGCGCTGCCAGGATGCAATGATACAGATGCTTCATTTCGGGAAGCACTGCCTCATTCTTCTCAGCTTTGTATAGCTTCGTGAAGGTCCGCTCTGCTCGCTGAAAGTCTTTCCCAATCAAGCTGTCGAAGTCGAAGATGAGTTTGTCATACTTCGTTCCATCATACTCGATAGGTGGCTCAAACTTGAGCCTGAGCGGTCGCTGTGGCTGGTCGATCACCAACTCACGAAAGTCCGTGAGCGTGTCATCTGCGGCTGGTTCTATCTCATTGGTGACAGGCAACCGATTGGCTGTCTCGGTTGTCCCATGGTTTTGATCGTTGTCTTGCGTCATAGACCAACACCTTAGTCATAAACCTGACGACTTTACAAGCCAATCAATTGCCGGATGCGCCGACCTTGGTCAACCAGCTGCGCGCCATCCCACCAGCGGCAGACAGCATTCTCCTTGTCGATCTCCACCACGACACGATCATCCCGAAAGATTCGCAGGCTGATTAACTCATACTCACTGACCGCTTCGCTCTTGGTGCCCACTTCCAGCTTGCCAAGATTGAACGACTTAGGCGCGGTCCCCATGATAAAGCGCCAGCCTTGGTGAATGATCTTGTGCGTGGATGACTCATCGGCTTGGATGGCTGCCCAGGCGTCCAGCATGGACTTTTCTTGGAGCGTGGCAAGCACCATGTCGTCGATAACGGTGTTCCAGTTCAACGTGACCGACATGGCTTGGAAATGGCACTGCACAGGCATGTCTATCTCACCAAAGACACCGCTGCCTTTGAGTGTGTCGGTCAAGTTTTGAAGGTTGGGCAAGGTCACGTCCGCGAGGCCAATGAGCCTGCGGCCATCCTTGAAGATTGAATAGTTTGCTACGTGGTTTGGGATTCGCATTTGTTAGCCTCCTGATTTCATGGTGTTGGTTAGCTTATATTGAATTCAATATAAGGGTCATGCTGCTGCTTGTTCCTCTTCAAACAAGGTCTGGATGTATGGCACCCAATACTCGATGCGGAAGTCCAGCCACTCAGCCGGTGTTGGCACTGCGATGTAAACGTGAAACACGTAGTGACCATTGAGGATTTCCGTTGTTGGGTTCTCATCCTGGCGAAACTCGATGCGAGCGCCAAGCAACGCTTCGCTGTTAGTCAAGCCATCCAACCACATCTGCAAGCTGTTCACTACCGCGTCGATCAATCGACGGTTGCCAGGTTCATCGACCTTCTGCCAGATGGTCAACACGATGGTGTTGCCGATGTAGTCAAACATTCTGCGGACCGGAATGAACATATCCTTCACGTCGCTGTTAGCTGGATATGCCGCTGTCCGGTTGCCCCACGACCGCCAGCCGCCGATGAAGTTGAGCGCAGTCACGACACCTTGGCTGTTGAGCATATTGGCGTCGAACAGGTTCATGTTGACTTCGGTTCCATCCTCCAAGGTCAACGAATTCATCCGAAGGTTCTTGTTGGATGGCGAGTGATACGGCAGACCTTGGCCGCGATAGGTGTCTGTCCATTGAAGGAGCGCACCTTGCTGGCTGGCGAAATTCCAGACCTTTCTGTCTGTGGTGCCGACCAGCGCCGGTTTGCCAAACAAGCATTCCTGCCGTGGGAACACGATGTTGTTGCTGTTCTTCCAGGCATTCACGTCCTGTGCCTTGAGCACCGTGGTCGTGTCCACGTCGATCAAGCAAGTGCAGGCGAAACAACCGTTGATTGACTCACTCTTCGCTTCCATTGCCGAGGCAACGAGTGGGTCCTTGCTCCACTTGGGACAAACGATGACACCTGGGACACGTGCGGTCTTTTGAAACACGTCCTCGATGACTTCCAAGCCGGAGCGTTTGCCCGTTGTAACGTCCACGCCACCGATGATGTCGGTCGCGTCAATTGGCGTGTCACTCGGTTTGTCGCCGCTGATTTGTATGTCAGCGTCATCAGCCGGAATGGTGCCGGTCGCCAAGCGCGTAACAACCCACGTGCCTTGTTTGGACAGTGACAACGTGTAGTCCGTGCCTTCTTCATAGGTGGTCGCACCGGTCCCATCCTTGACTTCGATGGTCCAGGCAATGAGTTGTTCCTGCGAATCGACTTGGCCGTTGACCAGCGTCAACGTCTTGGGAGTCAGCGGTGTTGCGCCGACAGTGGGATCATTGCAAGCGACATAGATGACAGGGAACATTCCAAACTCGACAAACACGGCATCCATGTGCTCGCAAATGTCGTAGGTGTCCCAATCATTGCTGTAGCCTAACTCTGCCACGGCATCTTCGAAACGATTGTAAATGCGCGGCACGTTGACGTAGCTCGCGCCGTCTTTGATCTGCCACAAAGGGGCAGAACCAAAAACCACGTTGATGCCAGGGTAAGCTGGCACTGGGCTGATAACACTAGTGGGAACGTCAGACCAACTGACGCCATGTTTGAAAGGTCCAAGATTAGGCATGGTGTAATTCTACTCCTGTGGTTGGTTGTTGCGGTTGTTGTTTTGCTCGTGTTGCGAGCCACTTCTGAACTTCCTGATAAAAGGTAACGTATTTGCCACTGGTGCCGCGCATAACACGGCCAAGGTCGATGTTAAGCTGGCGTGCTACAAAAGCGCGGTCAGCTATTGGGATGAACAATTCAGCGAGCGCCGGACACTCTTCCAAGTAAGGATAAAAATGCGGGTAGATGCCATCCTTGAAGATGTTGCGGCCAGTCAGTCCAAGCCACGGTATCGGCGGTCCGCAATAAACAACTTGTCCTGTGATTTGTTTCTTCACGGTCTAAAAATTTGGTTGTAGCCAGACACGTCGCCCAGGTCCATTTTGATTCCCACGCCGATGTGTTCGCTTGGGATGATGCTCTCAAGCAGGTCAGGTGTCGGTCGGCCACTAGGTAGCTCCCACGCGCTGGTTATCTCCGCGCAGAAGTGTGGAAAGGTATCCGGCTCAATCATCTTCCAATCCAGTGGCAGGATGATCGGAAACGCTTGGTCAAGAGCGCCTTGGCCATAGCTGGTAAGGTGCATTGCTATGGTCTCAGTCACGTTGAGGCAGTCTTGGTAGCCGCTGCCATCAGGGTTCTCGTCATACATATTGACGAAGATGCGAGCAGTCGCCGTTGTCTGTGGTTGCTCGACACGAGCACTCACAGCTTGAACGATGATGCTAGGAATGTCCGACAGCTTATCAATGGCAATCTCGCCGGTAACAGTCCGTGGGATACGGCCACGCACAACTCGTGGCTTGACCTTCAAATAAAGTGTTTGCGCTCGTTTCACAGGGTCATAAGACACCGGTGCCTCATCAGGGTCCGGTGGCTCAATCGGTGGCGCTGGCGCTGTTTGCGCCAAGTTGAGCGTTGGATTGTCAAACCGGAAAGCGTCAACAAGCTGGCTGATGAAAGCCACCAGCACACGCTCCAACTCATAGGCGGTCCGCGTCCGCACGCCATAGTCAGGCTGACTGATAGGTTGCGGTGCGCTCATGTGTGACCTCCGGCACTTGCTAGCACCCGTTTAATCTCATGGTCAATACGTTTGTCCAACGTGTCGCCCATGGCTTTGTTTACAGCCGGTCCGACCGCTGGCTGGCTGGCCATGATCGGCGCTCCGATGGTAAGCAGTCGGCGAATAGGTAGCCGTGGCGGTCCTACCCTTTCGAATGACATCAGGTTCCATCTGAATGCGTGAGCTATCTCGCCGCCACCACCTTTCTTGACTCGTGCGAAGAGTGGCCTGCCTTTGAACCCACCAGATACCAGAAACTTGTCCAAGTGTAACATGCCTTGCTCAATGACAAGTGCGCCACCTAACGTGGCACGATTAGCGCCTTTGCGCTTGATGGGAATGTCGCTGGCCTTGATAAGATACTCCTTGCGGATTTCACGCTTCACGGTCGTCTTGCCGCTATCCAGAGCGCGATTGATAGCTGGCACCAGCGCCTTGGGCACACCATTCTTGATGTGACCGAGCGCCTTTTGCAGCTTGCCTAGCTGCGCTGAGTTGATCGTGAGTGCTACCATCAGTTGCCTCCGTAGTGGGCTGGCTGCGAGCGCGTGCTGCTTAACAACAACACCCACACGCCTTCTTCATCGTGACACTCCATCACTTCCAGTGGCTTGTTGGCAGGCGAGTAGATTAGCTCACCTGCCAACGGTCGGCGTGGTAAGTCCTCGTGCATAATGTAGAGCAATTCGTCACCCTGATACACGCCCATGCGTGTGGTGGCCAGCCTCTTCAGCTGGTCGGTGTCGTGGATGACGGTCGCATTGAACACGGTAAAGCCACCTTGCCCGTTGTTGATGCGAAACTCTTCGACCGTGGCGTGTTCATCCGTATTGAAGAACACGTTGCGCCGGTCGGAATACATCTGTTCACGAAGGCTCATAACTACAGGTGTCCTAGCAACAGCAAAATGAGAACAACGACTAACAACAGCCCGATCACGCCACCTGGATAGTAGCCCCACCCACGGCTGTAAGGCCAGTGTGGGACCGCTCCGATGAGCAGCAGAATCAGGATGATGATGAGGATTGTTCCCATGCGCTACCAAGTTGGCTTGAGTATTTTCAACCCGATAATGACGAACAGAAGCAACGTCGCCGCTGCGTTTGCTCGTGGATACCAGGTCCATGCTGGTGAGGCAAACACTCCCAGCAGAATCAGTAACAGGATGATCCAGTAAAAGATGGTGAGTAATCCCATAGGTGGTTAGCTTATATTGAATTCAATATAAGGGTCTGACCCTTGTTACTTGCTCTTCCTGCCTTTCTTGATCGCCTTGATGATGTCTGCCTTGTGCGCGCCACTGGGCACGTCAACACCTTCGTCAGCAGCTATCTCCTTCAACTCTTCCACCGTGGCATCTTCCAAGTTGCTGTCGTTTTCCTTCTCACCTTTGGCGGTCGCTTTCTGGCCCAACTCTTCTTTCAACTCAGCCGCTACTTCGGGCATGTTTTTCTCATGCGCCGTTTCGTTGGTGGGCGCGAAGTATGGTCTGCCTTCGACCGTGCGGCCTTGGACCTGGCCTTCACCGGAGTCATCGCCAATCTCCTTTCCACCACGAAGTCCAGGTGGCAGAGCGTCGATGATCCTCCAGCCAAGCACGTCATTCGGCATCGGCAGCGGACAGCTGGTCAGCCGATAGAACAGGTGGCCATTCTCTTCATCACCATAAACAAACGGGATGCGTGCCGTTTGATAGGTGACATACTTCTTGGTCTTGGCATCCTCCAACTGCGTGTAAGCGCCATACACGATTTTGTTAGTCACGTCCGTGGAAAGCAACATGACCAACTCAGGCGGCAGCATCGGGAACAACACACCCATGTCATCCTCGAAATACTCGCTGTATTGATAGACTTCCATCCCAGGCACGCGACCTAGCCGCACAACCGAATCACTTTCGATGATCGGTGCTACGGTCAGCCATTGGAAGCGCGTGTTGTCCAGAAACTTCGCCACTTGCGCGTTGTTGACGAAGGCACTGGCTGCGTCTGTGCCCATCAGCACCACGTTGGGCGAAACACCCGACAGCTTGATTGTCTCAAGCCGCGCTGACTCCAAGTCACTGAGTGGCGTTGAAGCAGGCTGGTCCCAAGTGCCATTGGCTGGCGCTTGATGGTTGTCTATCGGACCGGCTGAACTCTCCAAGAAGTCCACGACCATCGTGTAGCCGTGGTCAGCTGTAACAGTCAGCTTGCCGTTGACCAACACTTCGCGGCACATCCACTCTTCCCTGCGAGTGATAGCCTCATCACAGTAGATGGCATCCTCAGCCAACAACTCCGCAGCGCGGTCCTGTGGCGTGCGGCCACTGTAGATGGTTTCACCGAACATCCTTGGCTCCAAGTCAGGGATGCGAAGGTTGCGCACCGGAGCGATGCGCGGTGCCTTGAAGAATCGTGTCTCAAATCCCTCACGCTCCATCACCTTGCCGCCAATCAAAGGAGCAACAAAGGGTGCCATCTTCCGCCGACCGCGCCTGAAATCAAATTCGACCAGGTTGGTCGGTGGATACTCGCGGCCACCAAAGAAGGTGTCACGCAAGAAAGTCTCAACGACTGGCCCTTGTTCGAAAGGTGCCAGCAACGTCCTTGGTTCGTAGTTTTTATCATGAATCATGATGCTTGTTTCCTTTTCTTTCGGTTGGTTGACTTATGGAGCGAATGGACCAGCCGGAACAGCAGGGTCCAAGAAGATGTTAAGCGTCCGCAGCCTTTCAACTGCGGCTGCGCTCAACGCCGTGGGCGTGTCGCCTTCTGCGTGCGCGTTGGCGTAATGGATTTGGTTGCGATTGAACCTGCCTTGGACAGCGACAGCCACTGTCCCTGGCGCTGGTTCACCGTCATCCGGCAAGTCCACGATGATGCCGCTCAACACAGCGTCATCCGCTGCGAGTGCAGGCACAACCGCGTTACCAGCCGCATTGAACTTGACTAGGTAGCCAGGTTTCATGACGTCAATGGTTTCCGTGCCCACTTCTGTAAACGGGTAACGGAAACACACCCAGTCTGAACTGGTGTCCAAGCCAAGAATGTTGATGGGATAGAATTGAACAGGTGCGATCATATGTTTGGTTTCCTTTCTCTCTTGGTTGGTTGTTTAACTTTGCCTGCGGAGTGGGCTGCGGCCTTTCATCCGCGCCTTGACTTTCTTGGTGAGCAGAGCACCGAAGTTGTTGTTGCCGTCATCCGCGCCATCACTTGGCGGGATGTTGTTGAGCACCGAGGCATCTTGATGCCGGTCCGACTGTTTGCCAGCCTTTTCCATGGCAGCAAACACCTCAGTGTAGATGTCGCTGACCTGCTTTCCATCCTTGATGGCTGCCTCAATGATGGCATGGGTCGCCGGTCGGTCCAGCGCCTGTAGCGCCGTGACTCGTGCGCGTTCTGCTTCAACGCCTTTGTTGAAGTCCGCGCTGGCGGTGGTTGTTGCAGTCTTGGGTGGCTGCGGCGGTGGTGTCGGCGTCTGAGGCGGTGGCGGTGGCGTGGGAGTTTGCTGTTCCTCCTTGCCTTCCTTTTCCTTGCCTTCGCCGCCTTCACCATTGCCATTCTGCTCTTCTTCTTCTTCAGCTGTGTTTGTTACTTTTCTTTTCATGGTTTTGGTTGTGGTTGAGCCGGTGAACGCCGGCACGTTGTGAAATCTCGACAAGTCAAACGTGGCACCGTTGAAGATGGCACGTTTGTTATCAATCATGGCCGCAGCTTTTACCACGCCACGGACTTCATCTGCAAATCCTTTTTCAATCGCTTGATCTGGACTGAACCAAGTCTCAGCCGCTAACAAGTCACGAATCTCGTTGCGGTCCAAGCCGGTCCGCTTGGCGTAAACGTTAATCATCGACTCAGTGACGGTATCCAAGGCACCAGCCATCTTGCGCATATCATCGGCATTGCCCATTACAAGACCGCTGGGCAGATGGACCATCATGGTGGCGTTGGCACGAATGTAGATTTTGTGACCGACCATGGCCACGATACTCGCTGCGCTGGCTGCCAAGCCATCAACATAAACTATCTTGTCGGCACGATGATCGGCCAGCCGTGAATAGATGGCGCTGGCTTCGAACAGCGATCCACCTGGGCTGTTGATATGAATGTCCAGCCGTTTCACGCTGGAAGGCAGCTTGGCCAAGTCACGAGCGAACGCCTTGGCGCTGACTTCGCCCATGTCCTCCCAATTGCCGATCACGTCGAACACTAACAACTCGGCACTTGTTGGTTCATCGACTGCCTCGCATCGGAAAGAATAAAACTCATTCATCGTTCGAATCTCCCACTGAGACCGCTGGCCAGCGCGGTCCGGCTTGTTCGTTTCCTGGCCTTGGCCTTGGCCGGTGGTTTAGGTGTCGGTGGCGCTGGCGCAGCTGGCGTCTTGGGTGCCTTGGGCGCTGGCGCGGGACCAAACCCAACACCGCCACCACTTGGTCGATATGGCGGGTAGATGAGGCCAGCTTCATCAAACTCCATCTGTTCCAACGATTGCTGCCTGATGTTGTCGCGGTAGTTGCTGCCATTCAACTCTGCGCTCTCTCGTTCAATCGTGGAGAAACCGCACTTCACCTTCTGGTCAGCTGCCGCGACTTCTTTCTGCGGGTCAAGCGAGCCAGCACTTGAGCCGGTCCAGATACAACGTGTCATAGCCTTGCGAACAAACGGGTCATCCCAATCAAAGGTGAACCGTTCAATGCGACTCAATCCCACGGCATCAGTCAACCATTCCTCATAGCTAGGCTGACAGAATTGATCGACCATCAGCGCACGATACTTGCGGACACGCTTCCAGAAGTCTAACAACGCAGCGCGACTTGCGCTGTAGCTGGCGTTGTATTGTTTGAGCAACACTTCATAAGGCATGCCCAAGGCAGCGCCGATAAACTTGGCGACAGCAATAGTGAACTCGCCAAAGGTCGATTGCGGCTGCGTGGGTGTAGCGAAGTTAACAGCGTGCCCTGGCCGCATGAAATTCACGATGCCTGGACCTAACTGGACGTTGTAAGGGTTGAGGTCAAAAATTTCCTTCTTTTGTTCCTCAGTTAACAACGAGTCAAACAAGTTGGGGTCAGGAAACTCACTGGTGATGAAGGCAGTGAAATAGCTCTGGATGACAGCGCCGATTACAGTTGCGTCCGTGAAACGTCCCATCTGCTTGAGTAGCTCCAGACAGACAGCCAGGATTGGCACGCCACGCCGTTGCTCAGGACGCTCCGGCTTGATTAAGAAAGCGATGTTGCGCCTGCCGGTGAGAGCGCCGAATGGCTCAATGCGATAGGTTTTGCCGATGTTGAGCGTGGCTACAGTCTTGGCCGATGACAATGGATGCCTAGCTGCGATGTGATAGGCCAACAACTCGCCTTCGTCACTTAGCTCCACGCCACTGAAAACATTGGCCCTAAAATCTTGGACAGCTGGATTGACAACACGGTCCGCTTCCAAGACGCGCAGCTTCAACTCAAACAACGACTTGGGACGCGCCTTGAGCGGCATTAACACAGGGCAATCTCCACTGAGCAACATGGATTTGAACGCCACGGATTGGAGCGTGTAAAAGCTGTGCTTGGCTTCGAAGTCGCACTCACGCGGGTCACTTGCCCACCACTCAAACTTGTCGGCCAACTCTTGGTTTAGGTCGGCTGTTTGCTCTTCATCCAGGCCAAGTGCTTCGCCATCGACATTGGGCGCTGGATACAAGCCTTCACCGATGACATTGGTGTCGAACGTTTCCACGGCACCGGCAGCCAGCGGGATACCCATGAAAGCGTCACGGCTACGTTCACGCAACGTCTGGACGTTGAGACCTATGTCCGTGTCAGCGTCACCGCCATGGAACAGCCAGCCAATGAGCGAGTTTTTCTGAACATTCGCGCCATAGTTGCCATAGCCGGTGTTTTGGACGTGATGAAGCGTCCTGCCGATAACATGACCGCTGGCATCCAAGAGAGCGCCACGCGGCAGCCGCTTCACTTCGCCATTACCATTGAGTGTTGCGGTCATATATCACGAGGGACAACGCGGACCGCGCTATCACGGCCAGTGAGAGCGGTCGGCAAAGCGTCGATGCCGCAGTAATACTCAACCAGCCGCATCCAGTAATCGACTGACTTGCCTTGTTCGCCTGCGCCTTTGTATTGGACAGCGCGGGTGCCGATCTTGTAACCGGCCACGCCACTTGTGGCACCGCCCATGCCTTCCAACGCCTTGCGCAAACCGTCTTGCGCCCAGTCGCACCAAGTCTGGAATGGCGCTGGTGGTGCGCCTTTGGGTAGCTTTGGGACAATGACAACGGCTGCTTGCTCAGGCATTCCAGCCAGCACCTCTATCAGTCATTGGATTAGGATTCAATGCGGATTTTGGGTTGACGATTAAAAGGCCAGAAAACAGCTTGACCCTTATATTGAATTCAGTATAAGGGTGTCCATGCGAGTGCAGGTGAAGCGTGGCAGAGGCAGACCGCGTTGCGGTGACAGGCTTGTCAAGTGTGTTGTGCCACAGGCAGCTTACGATGAACTCATGAGGCGTGAGAACGCTGGCAATGGCTATCGGACGCGGATTGCCGCCAACATCTTGTGCGCTGAGTTGATTGGACACGTCAACGCACCGGTCGGTTC